TAACCTAACCTAACCTAAACTAACCTACCATAATGGAGTCGGTGGATGATGTGTTGTCGGTGGGCGGGGCCTACCAGCGTGGTGATGTTTACAGCGTGGAGCATCCGCTGTACCGTGCTTTTGCGGACGCGGTGGCTGAGCGTGTGCAAGACGTGGGGGTTGAGCGGGGCAGGATGCGTGCCTCGACCCGGCCAGTGTTGCTTGGCGTAGCGCTGCAGCCCGAAGAGTCGGTGGCGTTAGCCGATGCTTTTCCCGAGTTCACTGTGAGTGTGTCGGGCCGGGTGCGACCAGGTCACGCGTACTTGGTCGCGTACCGACGAGTCGCGAATGAGTGGCTGATGGAGCAAGCAGACAAGTACAGTACCAGTGTGGCGCATCTCGGTGGCAGTTTGGCGTCTTATCTGGTGGCTGGGGCAGGCACGGATGTCAAGTTGCTGTATGATTTGACGGATCCTGTGGCTGTGCATGAGAAGTACTCGACGTCGATGGAGGCACATGGGTATTTCGAGAATTACATGGCCACTTCTCACGCCCTCGGCAGAATGGTGGATCACCGGGCGTATGACAATTACCTACGCGGGGAAGGCGTGAGGTTCCATACCAAGATGGCAGCCATGCCCGGTTGCGACGTCTTGTTATTGGATTTGACGGTCTGTGATTACAGTCCTATGCAGGTTGCGTGCATGATGAAACAGTCTGGTGCCAAGCTGTCGTTTGGGTTTTTCTTGTATCACCCGGCGATGTTGTTCGAGGAGGAAGGCGAGCTGGGTGAGACAGGTGTACATTTTCAAAGGCGTGGTAGTCATATGACGTTCCGCTACCCAGAGGGTGTGGCCGGTGTTACTGACATGGGGGCGCACACCTGGGATTCATGGTTGGTGGCGCACACCTTTAAGCTGGGCAAGGGCGCCGGGGCAAGCTGGTATCAGCTTGAGTTGTTGAAGAATCGTGGGCACTTGATGTTTTTCCGGGTCACAGCGTTGGCTGGGGAGCCCGTGGAGAAACGTGTGTGTCACGCGTTGGACGTGAGTCGGGATGATAGCTACGTTCTATCCTTGTGGCGGATGCGTAGGTTTGGGGCGGACCCTAGAGAGTCGAGTTCATGGCAGCGCTCTTCAGTGCTCGTGGAGAAGCGTGTGTTGGATCGGCTGTATCAGTTTGCAATGCAGTTACCGCGCGAACAGTTCACGAGGTACGCGCTGCGTAAGCAGGTGTCCGTCATCAACGATAGGGTCACGGTCGAAGGCACTATGGTGCGTGTCAACAAGCCCATGCCAGTGGAGACGGTAGATGCCTTGGTTGTGGCAGTGTTTTCGCGTGCGTTTGTGGATCGTTATGAGACGTCTCAGTTGACTGCTGAGGCTATGAAGGCCGTGCGTGATGCAGTGGCTTTCTCGGCGGCAAGCCGCATGGGGAAAGTCGGATATGTCATGTGGTGGTGCCTACAGTCCGTTTACGATCGGACGCTCGGTACACTGGGGGAGCTAGTCGGTGATCTTAGCGATGCAGTGCGTGATGCAGTTTCGTCGGGGCTGCCGTTCATGGCGGTGGACATCGAGGAGGTGCCGCCGTACATACTGTTGTCCGATGCAGCCAGAGGTTGTGTCATGCCGTCCGGCGTGGCCGAGTTGGTGGCTATGGAGAACTCCAGGCGGGCCAGCGAAGGTAGCCGCGGTTTTGCAGCAAAGTGGAGTCGTGCTTTTTCTTCATTGACGGACACGTGCAGTGCAGAGGTTTACTCGCGTTATCGAGTGGAGGAGGTCAACCTGGCTACTGCAGCGAAGGCTGTCGGTCCGGCGGCGGACGCAGCGGTCGCGGTGGTACGACAGGAGGTCGCATTGGACGAACCACGGGTGTCGCGGTCCGTGATCGAAGCGACGTCCGTAGTTCGACGAGTGCGAGAGGGCTTGCGGGTGGACTTTGATCCTGTCGCAGACCCAGTGGAGATATTTAATAGGTTGCACTCGGCTGCTTTCCCGGGTGTGGCTGAGCAGGCACTGGAGTATGATACTGCCAGTATCTCTTTTGATCCGCAGGACCGTATGTTGACGGCTTCCAGGTTGGTGCTGCCTAGGTATATGGGCGAAGGGCCTGTGTCTCGTTCTTACTACAAGAGTAAGGTTCGGGCTTTGAATGTGCCAAAGAGACAACAGACCGTGCAGGAGTTGTTGTCGGCCGTTGCAGCCAGGAACCTGAACGCACCGCAGGTCTCAGTACCGCAAGATGAAGACACCATGGTCCGGGACGTGTGGGGAACGTTTTTGGATAAGGCATGTGTGCCGGACGCACGCAGGAAGTTGGTGGAGTATCAGGCTGACCCGGCTTCGTTGAGCGAGGACTCGTTCCGGGAGTGGGCAATGCAGTCTGACCCTCAGAAGTTGGAGGCGCTGCGTCGCGAATTGGAAGAGGCGGCGTTGAGTTTTTCCGAGATGTCCGTAGCTGATTATTTGGTGATGCTTAAGGCGGATGTGAAGCCGCCACTGTCGTCTAAGCCGTTGACTCAGCGTACTGAGCCACAGGTGATAGTCTATCACCGTAAGGCATTATCCGGTTTATTCAGTTCCGTGTTCCGTGTATTGGTGCGTCGTTTCTTGTCGCTACTGCAACCGGAGTACCATGTGAACCTCTTGAAGGACACCGTGGATCTTGAGGCCTTTCTCAGGGCCGTCCATCCATACGGTCGCAAGGGGCTCATGTACCTTGAGAACGACTTTTCGAAGTACGATAAGTCTCAAGGCCGGTTCGTGTATCTGCTTGAGACGTACATGTTCGAGCAGTTGGGCATGAACCTTGATATGTTGCAAAAATGGTGCGGTGGGCATATCAAGAGCAAAATGAGGGCCGTCGCGATGGCTTTCTCCCTCGAGGTTTACTTTCAGCGCAAGTCGGGGGATGGTACGACGTCGTTTGGCAACGTGGCGCTCAATGTGTTGTCCACGACATACGCGTACAAGGCCGTAAAGGTGGTCTGGGCGGTGTATATGGGGGACGATTCATTGATTTGCTGTGAAGTTGTGATGCCGGATTCTGAAGCCGTCGCAGTTCTTGCTGAGGTGTTCAATCTGGGTGCGAAGATGTTCATTACTAAGTCTCCTTACTTTGTGTCCAATTTCGTGATGATCGACGAGGCAGCAAGGGACGTAGCGTTGGTGGCTGACCCCGTGAAACGTATCGAGCGTTGGTCTATGTCCGTGTCGGCAGACGATCCCCAGTGGAAGGAGAGGTATGTGTCAGCCTGTGATGCACTCAAGAGTTATCTTGACTGTGCTTCTTCATCTGCTTTGCCGAAGGCCTTGTTATAGAGGTACAGTGT